GCGGCGGTATGACATCTCTTATTACAGGTGTAAGTGTGCCTGTAACTATCGCATCGTTTTCAAAACCACCAAGCACATTTGGAGTAGTTTTAACATCATACGGGTCTTCTGCATCTGGCAAATTAGAAGTATCCAGCAGGGGACTTACAGGATCATCGCCAGCATCATCGCCAGTATCATCGCCAGTTACAACGTCTACAGCGTCTTTAGGATCGACTTTTGGCTTAGGGTCAAAAATATCTACACCAAAAAGACCTTCTGTATCTTCTGTCGCAGCTAAATTAGGATTAACCGCAGCGTCCAACACTTTATTTGCCGCATCTGCTACTTCTTTTACATCAACTCCGGGGAGCACAGTATTAATGGCTCCGTCTATTACAGCGCCAGTTATATCCCCCAAAGAAGGTATATCTTGTTGTCCTGTCCCTACTTGTATAACTTGATTAACCACCGCGTCAAGCCAAGGTAGTCCCGTGGTTACTCCGGTCTGCGTGCCTGCCGGAGTTGTGCCTGTATAGACAACTGGAGAGCCACCAGTCTGCCCCCATACCACAGTTGCGCCGGGTTGAGGATTGCCTATTATTTTGGTGGGAGGTCTAAGACCAATGCTTTGAAAAATTTTATCTATTACTTTGCCGACCTCAGTACCAGCAGCCTTTGCAGCATCAGTAAGGGTTTCGACAACAGGGGTATCCGCAATAGCATCTATAACATCTTGCAAGGGGTTAGTTGAAGGCGCTGACCCACCTAATGTTGGTATATTAAGGCCGGGTTGAACTGGGGCAGTAAGAGACAATCCAAAAGGCCCGCCCGCGTCTAATCCAGCTTCTTTTGCAGCACCCAGTGCGAGTGCATTTTCTAGCGCCATGTCTTGAAACGCTAGCTCGTTAAAGAATTGGTTTTGTTGACTAGGAGTTAACTGGTCAAACTCAAGTATGGAGCCTTTCTGCTGACCCTCACCAAATATGCGAGATAAACCAGCACCGGGGTATAACTCGTCTATTATAGATTGTTCTTCGTCAGCCATATCTCACCTACGGTGTCGGCAGCGTTTCAGGTAACGCAGAAATAAGGTTTACAGTTACTAGCGTAGACGGTACGACAGGAGCAGGGCTGGCTGCTGCCTGATGATCTAGCGTTATATTTGTATCGTCTGAAGCCCACATAAGTTCTATGTACTGCCCTGCCTGTACGTCTATCGAAAATGTATAACTGAACACGTTTATACTACCAGAACCAGCAATCACATGCTCTCTAGCTGTATTGGCTACATCCACGCCACTCCTACGCACCCAGAAGTTTACTGTTTTGGTGCTGGAACTCGTGCTGTTTAGCTCCACCGAAAGAGCAAAATTGTAAACCCCTGAATGTGTTGGGGTTATCTGCGTTTTCGGTGATCCTGCTATGCTTATTGCTTCTCCTAAATAGGTGTTCTCAAACTGCAACGCATACGCAGTATTTGCTACAGAAGGGTTCTGATCTACAGTAGAAAAGAACTTGGCATTGGGAGTGCTTATAAAGCGGCCCCCGTAATCTCCTGTTAACAAGTTTACCGTGTTAGATAAACCATTGAAAAACAAACGTAATATGTTGTTTAAATCGTCTAAATACCCGCTTAACTGCGTGCCTCTGGGAGTTACAGGTAATGCAGGTGTAGTAACCTTGTTTATAAGGCTACTAGGCACTACCCTCTCCTACCATCAGGCCGCATATCCACACGAGTGGCACCCAGTTTCCACGTAACCCCAGCGGCTGTAGACTCCACCTTAAACGACATCTGCCTGCCACGTAATCTGGTAAATACCTGTCCAGTAAACTGCTCTATGGGGGCTGTAGCTGTTCTAGTAACAGTAGCGTTACTGTTGCCCCCTACTGAGGCAGGGTTGTAACGGCCTGAACCAGAGTTTTCTAAGGGGTTCAACGTCAGCACGGCAGCGGGTGAAGCTGCTGTAGATCCTTCAAATGTTACGTCCGGTAACATCTTATTGACCAGCATAAAGCGATCACCGTCATCTAGGTCAAATTGGGTAGAAGTTATGCTGGCAGTAAACGCTGTGGCTACACCTGTCTCCTTATCGTCTACACCTGTCTCGTGGTTTACAAGTCTATTGTTAAACGTAGCAGCTATAGGGAAGTCCCTAAGATCGGAATCAAGCCATGCAGAGCGAGACAGATTACCGAAATACCACACATTTTCTACATAGTTGTAGATTACATAGCGATCATTTTGAGTTACACCAGCAGAACAATAGAACCACCATATCTCATCAAACTCTTCGTTTGATCCTGCTACCACCTGATCGTATTGATCAGTGTTGAAATCGTCAAACACATAGCTACGCACATCACAGGGCAACGTCTTAACCGTACCATCGTAGTAGTAAAACTTGTTTGTACCCATCCAGTAGGCGATGTTGTTTGAATATACCGCTGCATTAGGGCTGGCTATCGTGAGGTTAGACCCCAAAAGCGTTGCACCCCACACTATCGGTGCGCCTAAATACTGTAGGCCATATAGCGCGGCATCAGTCCAAATCAGTATCTCTTGTCTGGCTTGCACAGCTTGCACGATCTCTGTGCCTTCAGACAGACTAAGACTTCCCGCTTGCGTCAGTGCCGTAGGGTTCCACTCAGCTACGTCTTCTTGATCTGACCAGCGTATCAGCATGGGATCTTGGACTGCACTGCCTATGGGGTTTGCGCCCATACAGAAAGCAAAACGAAATATGTCAGAAACAAAAGCCACGTTAGCTACCGTAGGGACTTGACTAGCGCCAGCTAAAGAACTTACTAACACTGCTCTAGTAGTTACACCGTTAGTGGCATCCCACAAGAACGGTGCGCTTCCTCTGCTAAGAAAGAACAAGTCCTCACCAAAGTTAGCCTGACTCCAGAGCCGCATACCTGCTAACGTGGAGCCACCTGTGCCCCATGTGCCACTACCCCAACGACCCGCACTCCATCCGGTAAAAGGCACAGCGATCTCGTTGCCTGTATTTATCTGGTATGCACCCACAGTGCTGGAGCCGCCATTACCTGAATCAGAGCTATTTGCTGTTACCGTGCTTCCGCTGGTGTCTTTGGCTTCTACTGTGTAAGAGTTGTCATTGACTATGGTGGCTATTTGATACTCTTGATTTAGCACAGCAGCGGTAATGTTACCGCCTAGAGAAGCGGCACCGGAGAAAGTTACAAAGTCATTTTGGAGTGCACCGTGTGCTGTGTCGGTCACGGTTAGTGTGGCATCGCCGTTTACAGCGGCAAAAGTTACGTCACCAGCGGCTGTAGTAGACCGAAGCGGCGTAACGTCATAATAAGCACCGCCACGCTCTATGTAGTATTTTAAGTGCGTACCTACAGAGACTAGATTTTGTAGGCTAAGAGTGGCCCAGTTAAACAACGAGCGTGCTACACCTAGGAAAGTAGCAGTAGAGATCTGCTCCCAACCTCCAATCTTTTGAGGTAGTCCCCGTCTGAACCGCACCTTATCAATGTCGTACCACTGCCCTTCAGCAGCATATCGAGTGCTTTCTCGGTTTACCCCTGATTTAAACTGTAATTTTCTAACTGGCATTGTGTCCTCACTCTGCGTACTCACCGCTAGAGATCATGTCAGTCAACTCTAAAGCACGACCACCTACTTGTTTAGCCCACCTAGAATCAAGGAATTCAGTAGCTGCCACTTTGTATTCGCCTTCTTCCATAGCAGCCAAAGCACGCTTAAAAAGACGTAATCTAGTTGCGCCTAGGTTAAAAGATATATCAACCATTGCATCTCTACGAACATCATCAAGATCGTTAAACCACGGATACTCAGCAGCTAACTCTTTAATTACCCTCTCAACATCATTCTGCAAGAGGTAGTCAATCTCATCATCAGACAGCCCCATGCCACCTGCTTGATCTATGTTACGACCTACACCTACAGTAATCTTGCCCTCTGAGCATTCGTAAGCATGAGTTTCAACACCCTCATGTCGTTTAAGCATGGTCAGTAGCTTGTCCATTAGTTACCCCTGTTATTGCTAGAGCCGAAGAAGAACGCTGAAATACCAGATATCAGCCCTCCTAGATATCCTAAGATAATGTTGGCTAGAGCATCGTCTACTGCTTCAGCGCGAAAGGTCACAAGGAATATATAGAATAAAAAGCCCAGCAAGCTGATTATGGCAAATATCTTAGGCGTGGGGTCTTCACCAAATATTTCTCTGGCAGACTGCCTGTCCTGCACTTCTAGTTTGAAGTTTTCTAGGTCAATCTTACGTTCGTCTAGCGTTTTTTTGAATTCAGTTTCTGCTTCCTGCAATAGTTCTATAGAGCCGGGATTCTCCTCAATATATTTTTCTAGCTTGGCAGGGTCTGTAGTGTTAGACACGCCCAGCTTGTCTGCAACAAGTTTGACAGCCATACCACCCATAGGCCCACCAATAGCTTTGCCCACAGTCGGGGCTAGTGAGGCTAACAATCCTTTTAATTTCATACTTCCACCATAAACGTGCTTTTGGGCGGGTTTTCTACCCTGTCTCTTGGGTATGGAGCGATACCTAAATGGTCAATCATTATACCGAAGCTCTCTATCTTTTGAGCAACCTTATCAATGTTTTGCCTCGCATAAGCAGCAGTGCCGGGGTTGTCAAACCACATGTTGAACCTCCCACGGTTCTCGGTCACTCTTCCTTGGAGCCAGATGTGGTCACGCTCACCAATATCCGTTTCGATGTTAATTTCCCAGTCTTCCTCAGTATTGCCAAGTAGCGCCTCGAACCCCATCCATTCTTCTTCACCGCTGTTGATCTCCCCGTCAGTAAAGTCCACATAGGTCTCACCTAATTTTACATCTTCGAGGTCTCTTGCTTCTGGGGCATCCCACGCCCACGAGTTCTTTTCAGTATCGTACCTGTTTATCTCGTACTCTATCTGCGGCAGGTCTTCTAGGTCTATCTCGCCAAATACTGAGTTGTCTCCGTTTTCTATGGCTGCTTTAAGATCAGTAAGCAGCTTTTCTACATCTGTACTGTTGTCTATCTTGGCAGATGTGTTTTCAAAAACTCTGTCTAGTTTGGACTGCCTTGTAGGCTCTTGCCCTTCAGTTTTTGTTTCCTGTTTAGCTTCTGTCTTTTCAGGAGTCTCGGCTGACCTTACCCTGACACTAACATCTTCACCAGATACCTGTGCGAAGCTGCCGACTAAATTTACTTCGCCATTCTCAGTGCTTATTGTTACTGAGTTACCGTCTTCAGATACTGACCCTTTGACTGTCTGACCTTCAGGAAGATCAAGCTCTTTTACAGTGTCAGAAGAAAGCGTAACCGTAAGACTTTGAATGGTGTCTATCTGCGCTGCGTTGTAGTTCGCAATCGGGTTTTCTGGCGAGATAATCATCCATCATAGCGTCAACAAATAGATTCTCGTTAGAGCATCTATGTTTCGGATGACTTTCCCTCAGTATCCTCCTCGACGATTTCGTCGATGGTTTCGCATACATCAGGAACAGCTATGCCTGTAGTTACTTCAGTAGCTACACGACCAACAGCCCGAATGCCCTTGTAAACACCAGAGCAATACAGGTCTTTGTTAGCAATCATGTCTTCAGAGATTGTGCACCCAGAAAATACAAATAAACTAATTAATACGGGAATCAATTTCATCTTCTATCCTTTTTAACTCTTGCATTTCGCCTTTACTTAGAGGCACAACTTTCTTAGCTTCTCGCTCTTGACCATCAAGAAACTCTTTTAACCTTTCTTTGTAACCCGCCATCATATGATCGCTTATTCGATCTTTCAGCCCACCTCTGTCAGCAACTCTAGTGTCTTTGCTGGGGTTTATATAGTCCGGGCCGGTATTGCTAAAATACAACATAGTCTGTGACTTGGAAGGGCCGTAGCAAAGCCTCGGCACACGAGCCACTATGTCGCTACCATGCACGCAGGATATTTGGTTATCCAAAGTCATTGGCTTTTTAAATCCTTTGAAAAACACGTTTGGTTTGCCAAAGGTAATTAAGTTTATGTTGTCGTGTTTGCCGTTCAGCATAGAGGCCGACAACTCTGCCAACGCCCCTCCTAAGCTATGTCCTGTTATAAGAGTGCGTTTCTTAGGGTCTATGTGTTCTTTAACCTCTCTCCATACAGACTTGTGTGCCAGAGTGAACCCTCCGTGACACAGCCTACCCGCATATGGCAGCGGTATGACATTAATGTCAGTCAGCACATCCATCTTTTGCTCTGTGCCTCGGAAAGCTATGATGTCTATGGACTTACGTTTTGCTACATATACTGTAGTTGATGTCCATCGGCTTTCTATTTTGATAGCCTCGTCGTTGCTATCGTTGTAAGCCTTCATCGCCCAAGAACAGGCCATGTTAAGAAGCACAGGATCAAGTTTCATTTATCAGCCTTGTTTTCTAATCGCTTAAAGATCGCACCCAGCATCTCTTTGATCTCACGAATGTCCTCACGGTAATCATCTTTTGCCACATACTTCTCAGAAATTTGCTTCATCTCTAAATCAAGCCTGTCAAGCAGCGTGTAAACACGGTTGTATGCCCACGCTGCCAAGAAACCACCGATCAGGATAATTACGTCAAAGACTATCTGACCAGTTAGCTCCATTACTCAGACTCGCGTGGGTCTATCCAGCCTTCTACCGCTGTGAACGTACCGTCAGACGCGCATGTATATTTGCACCCATACCAATCCTCTGGCTCGCTAACTCCTTCGATAAGAGTGGCATTCCCACTGTTGAGATCACCAATAATAAACTCAGCAGGATCGCCAACAGTAATTGTTTCGCTTCCCATCGTGACTGATTTGTCATCAGCAAAGAGGTATCTGGATGTGTTAGTTGCATTGTCTACAATAGTCTTCATGTTTTACCCTTTAATCATAAGTGTTGTGTTAGCTACTGCCTTGCCAGCAGTCACGCTAGAAGACGTTGTAGAAAGTGTGCCATCGTCTTGGACGTAGTAGGTGCTGCCGATTGTGAAATTGGGAATACTACTGGATAACGTGCCTACAATTCCTGTGCCATAGTTTGAGTTACCATTATCTTTAAACGCTATGACAATTTTATTGTTGTCAGTGTCTTTAGTTATGGCAATCTCTCCACCACTTGTAGAGGTAGAGTTAAAAACAACAGCATCACCAAACGTAATTGTGTCGCCGTCCACTGTGCCTATCTTAGTCTTACCTTTATTTGAATCGTTGGTGTCGTTGTAACCTATGATAACTTTATTTGTAGTAGAGTCATAAAACGCTGGTGTGCCGTGGAACGCTACATTGGTACTGTTCCAAGTAACCGCTGTGCCAACGCTAATTGATGTGCCGCTGACTGTACCTATGATTGCTTTCCCAATGTTGGAGTTATCCGCATCGCTAAAAAATATTACCGATTTGTTTGCATTAGCGTCATAAGCCACAGCAGTTCTAAGGGCATTTGCTGCAACTCCCGTGGTGAATGATCCAACACTCATGCTTGTGCCTGATATTGTTACAACACAAGCGTCCCCACGATTACTGTTATCTCCATTTGCAAAGAACACAACGTGCTTATTCGCGGTAGAGTCATAAGCAATCGCTATATATACGGATGAATCATTATTAAGTGCAGATGCTCCACCAAAACTTATACTTGTTCCAGAAACCGTACCTACTTGTGCAGTAAGATAACCACTATTACCATTGTCTTGGTAAACAAATAATGTTTTTTGTGCGTTTGCATCATAAGAGGCTTCGACATACATAGCTTCAGCAGATTCAAATACTACTTCTGTACCGAAAGAGATGCTGGTTCCTGATACAGTACCGACTATTGCTGTACCATAGTTGCTATTGCCTACGTCCCTATACCCAATAACTACTTTTCCAGCGGAAGCATCAAAAACTGCGGTCACATAGTCTGTGCTACCACTATTAAATTCCACAGCACTACCATAGCTTATCGACGTACCAGACACAGTACCCACGATAGCTTTTCCTTTGTTTGAGTCGCCATAATCTGCGTAAGCTATTACGATCTTGTCATTTACTGTGTCGTAGACAATCGCCGGGTATCTCGAATTACCCGTATTATAAACTGCCTCACTTCCGTAACTCGCTGTCGTTAGTGGCGGCAACAACGACCCGTTGGTAATCACCCCGCCCTCGACAACCACTTCGCCTGATGCAGAGTTGTTGATAGCTTGGTTAGTAATCCCTACGAAGTCAGCAAAGTTTGAATATTGGGAGCGATAAGCAATTGCTGTTCCGGCGCTTGCGTTGCCGTCATCTTGGTAGGAAAAAACCACCAGCTTGTTTGTCGAGTCATAGGCAGCTACCGCTGGAGTTCGCCCTACAGTAGCGGCCTCGAAGACTGCCGGAGTGCTAAAAGTTAGACTCGTGCCGCTTACGGTGGCTTCAACATAAGTGCCGTAAGTAGAGTTACCGGAGTCCCCGTAGCCGATTACAGTCTTACCCGCCTCCACATTATATGCAGCTTGCATTTGTACACTGCCTGTGGAAGCAGACTCGAAAACTGCTGCACTGCCAAAGCTAATGCTCGTACCGCTTACTGTTCCGACGATGCCTGTGCCATAGCCACTATTACCTTGGTCGGAGTAAGCTATAACAATTTTATAATTAGCTGAATCATAAGCTGCCGTCTGATGTTCTGTTTGAGCCGATTCAAAAACCACCGGAGAACCGAAAGATATAGATGTTACATTTACCGTCCCTACAACCGCTGTTCCATAGTTTGAATTTCCTGCGTCCCGATAAACAATTACGGTTCTATCTGCATTAGAATCATAAACAGCAACGGGGAAGTGAGTATATCCAGACTCAAACTCTTGAGGCGTACCGAAGCTCAGGCTCGTACCGGATATTGTACCGACCACCGCATAACCATCACCGCCATCGCTATCGTTCGTGTATGCAATCACAACCCTGTTACTTGTAGAATCAAAAGCGCAGGTAGGAGAAAATGTGACATCAGTTCCACTAAATACCGCAGATGAGCCAAACGACACGCTAGTCCCCGATATGGTCGCGGTGACTGCTCTCCCGTAATTGTTAATAGTAGAATCGCGGAAAGCAATAACAAACTTGCCTTCTGTAGAGTTAAAGCAAACGGCAATACGTCTATACTGATCTCCGGTTACATTTCCTGAAAACTCAGCGGCAGTTCCAAAGCTGATGCTTGTACCGCTAATCGTGCCGACCACAGCCATTCCTTTACTGGTGCTGCCGTCCTTGTACGCTACAAGGATTTTGTTGTTAGTCGAGTCATAAGCAATGGCATTATCAATAACACTTTGACCGGCTCCTGAGATATATGTCGCAGCGGTTCCTAGAGAGGATGATACTCCATCAACCGCAATCGCTTTTACAGTCCCGTCACTTAGTAAGGCAACAGTCTGACCTGTAGCCAGATTACCGCTGGCCGTTGCCGTTATAGCTTTTGCGCCAGCACCTGCTGGTAATAAATCGCTTAGATTGCTCATGTGCTAAAATCCAGATTGATGCTTGTGGCTGACATTGCTTTACCCGCCTCTACACTAGGATTACCCGCTGTGGTAGAAAATGTTCCGTCAGTTTGAACGTAGTAGATTGCTCCCGGCGTTAGACTGCTCAGTCCACTAGATGCAATCCCACCCTTCATCGTTATCTTGCCACTTGCTGCGTTGGATATAGCTGCGTCTGCTACGCCTAAGAAGTTTGTCGAGGTGAGGTTTGTATCAGTGTAGGCAGGGGTATAACTTATCCCTGTGCCGTAACTATTATTAGGAGTATCGTGGAAAGCTACGACAACTTTTTTGTCATTTTCGTCGTAAGCTGATCCGGGGTCTTTTGCTTGCGCGTCTAAAGTAACCTCACTGCCTTTGGAAAAGGTAGTTCCGCTTACCGCACAGGGAATAGCAATTAAAGCATCACCAGTTTTTTGGCTGACAAAAACCACCTTTTCTGCAATAGAATGATAAGAAACAGTTTGGTTTATGTCTGAAGCTGACGTAAATATGCTTACTCTTGTTCCAAAGGATATAGAATTACCACTGATTGTCCCTATTTGGCCGTAAACGTCCGAACTCTCCCTGTAAGCGAGAAACATTCGGTCTGCACTAGAATCGTGTACTAACCTATTGGAGCGAGTTATTTCATTAGAAGCAAAAGTCGCCCCAGAGGCAACTACCGTAAGAGTAGTTCCTGAAACCGTGATTAGATTAACCCTACCGTTGCCGCCATTGCTAGTGCCGTACATGTACACTACCCTGTCGTTGGTAGAGTCATACGCTATTGCGGGTTGGAAAACAGCTTCGCTAGTCAGCGTAGCTGTAGTGCCTACGGTGGCTGTAGTTCCGCTCACTGATACAGTTCTTGCATAACCATAATCTTGTCCAGCACCTTCTACCCAAGCAATAACCGATTTGCTGGCTGCTGAGTCGTAGGTAATGACAGAATATTCAACGCCGCTCGTATTAGTTGAACATTGAACCTTTGTGCCGAAGGAAATTGATGTACCTGAGACAGACCCCGCTATAACGTGCGAGCCAGTTTGATTAAAGCCAATTACAAATGCGTCTGCACTAGAATCATAAGCTACTCCGCACTCAGTGGTGCTGCCGCTCTCAAAAACAACAGGTGTGCCATAAGTCAAAGCTCCATTAGAACAGGTGGCGACCACCGCAGTGCCATAGTTAGAGTTGCCTCCATCTTGATACACGATAACAAGTTTACCGTTACCATATGCAACAGCGTTGTGATTTGTCTCCGCAGACTCAAATACAGCTTCACTACCAACAGCTTCGCTCTGTGATGTAGCGTCAGGGGCAACTTGAGATGCAGTTCCATTAGTATTCAGAACAACAGGCTTACCCTGCGCTATAGTTCCACTTGCGGTAAAATCTAATTGTTTACTAGCCGCACCTGCTGGTAAAAGATCGCTTAAATTAGTCATCAGTTATCTCTACCCAAGAAGTTGTTTCTTCGTCCCACAAGTAGTTCTTCTCATCATCAGGACGAGCTACAGGAGGGTCGAAATCACAAGTTTCTTCATTAAATGTCCAAGATGGATAACCATTCTCAGCCCAATACTCTTTTAGACTATTTTGTAAAGTTGTTTTTTCTTCTTCAGTTATGTCATTAAAGTGGTGAACGTCTGTAATTACCTCTCCACTCCACTCATAAGTACAACCTGCGTATGTTCGATATGGCCCAGACGAAGGTTTCTCTACTCTTATAAACTTAGCAAAGGACGAAGGAAGATTATCAGTATCTATGTCTGGAAACGCTTGGCGAAAGTTATCCTCAATAATGGGATGCTCGAAAGGCTGACCATCGACAACCTTAATATAATAGTTCATCACAAGTTACCTGTGTTCGTGCTTGGGAACGCACGGTTTGGCCCCCAGATAATTCTCACATATCCGTTTGTGCCATCTCCTCCCCACAGACCGCCGCTATTTGAACCAGCGCCACCGCCGCCACCGTACGATCCTCCCGGTCTTCCACCAGAATAACCGGAGCTTGATGCGTCATTACCACCTGATCCTCCGCGTCCTCTAAAAGATGCTTTGGCAGAATCTGAGAACCCACCAGTATAAGTTCCTCCAGCACCACTAGAGCCTTCACCAAGAGCGTTAACACCACCGCCTCCACCGCCGCCAATAGCACCCCCACCACCAGCGCCACCGCCTCCACCGCCGCCAGCGCCATCGCCACCATCTCTGTCTGAACTACCACCACCATTACCGCCAGCACCAGAGTATCCTCCAGCGCCGCCTCCACCGCCTCCATCGTTCCCGTTCGTGAGACAATCGCCGCCTTGACCACCGCCATCACCTGCGTAGTTTCCACCACCACCTGTAGTTCCGCCTCCAAGTCCGGCGACAGTGCTTGTGCTTATAAAGTAACTGTCTCCTCCCGCCTCACCAGCACCCGTTACTGAAGGGTATCCATCTCCTTTAGCTCCTACCACTACGGTATAAGAAGAACCCGGAGTCACAGAGATATTGTTTTTCCAACCAAGACCTCCACCTCCACCACCTCGTGAACTATTCTGATCCGATCTGTTACCACTCGCTCCCGCACCTATGCACACCACAGACACAGACGTAACTCCTGCTGGAGCTACCCAAGAATTAGTTCCCGAACTATACGCTGCCTGCCCAGTTACGGATAAAGCTCCCGGTGGGTCCATTAAGTTAAGCGTAGTAGCTGATATCGCTGTTCCCAGCTTGATACCGTTACTAGGTGATGTGGTAACAAGGCTCCCCGAATTGTTTGCATAGTAATCGGAACCAACAGTTAGACTTGATTGCGCTGTGTTGATTCCTCCGAAAAGGTCTATCTTTCCTGTAGCACCGTTACTTATGGCCTCCTGAGCCATTCCAATTAATCTTGCATAATTACCTCCGTCATATGCTTCAACCGTGCCATCAGTGTTAAGAGCCACGGCTTGCCCAGCGGTAATGTTTGTGGACGCAGTAAGTTCAATGACATTTTGCCCAGAACCACTGGGCAACAGCTCAGAAAGATTACTCATTAGACGCTCCAGCCTATCGTGCCGTTGATGTATGTCATCACGATCTCAGCGAAGTTCTTGTCAAAAGTCAGGTCACTTGCGCTTGAAGCTATGTTGCTTGAATTACGACCCACAGTAAAACTTGTGGTTGCAGCAGCACCCGTGCCGTCTTTAATTACCACAACATCTCCTGCACTGGGAGATGAAGGCAGCGTAATCGTTATACTACCAGCGGTTACCACGATGTAATCCCTGTTGCTCGCCGTATAGTTGCCGCTCTTCAGAAGCGGGACTATCGCACCAGAGCCGCCATTGGCAAATGGTAGCACACCAGATACGTTTGCAGTCAGACTACAATAGGTGGTCGCTGTAGAACCTGTGCCACCATTGCCCGTGGGTAAAGTGCCTGTAACTTGAGAAGTTAAGTCCACACCTGACAGAGCGCCACCAAGAGTCAAATTCCCTGAGCTTGTCACCGTACCGGACAGACTTATTCCGTTTACCGTGCCCGTGCCACCCACACTGGTAACGGTGCCGTCACCCACATCCACTTGGCCCAAGGCATCTACCACAGCAGCCCCGGAACCTGCACCATCAAGGTAAACAATTTTAGCGGCCCCGGTAGGTATAGTGACGTTTGCACCAGAGCCTTGACTGATATTTATAGATTGACTTCCGCTAGTAGCATTTTCTATCCACATAACACGAGATACGGTGTTTGGCCCTATAGTCAGTGTTCTAGTGGTACTTAAACTTGTGCCAGAGGTCACCTTAAAATAAAGAGCACGAGCAGGATCAGTAGCGCCGTCTGCTACTGTTGTCGTAGCATCCGCGTCTGAACTGAAAGCTGCTTGCGTAGCAAACCCTAACGATTCTCCAATAAGCTCAAGATTGGTGTTTGTACTTGTACCCCAAGTGCCATCTTCATCACCCGTGGTGATTTCTTTGAGCCTTAGATTATTTACATAAGTTGCCATGATTCACCTCATTAAGCGGCAGTATCTATGTCTATCCAATTAGGTGTCTGACTATCTTCTACGTTAGTCCAGCCACCCCTAGTTATTGTTCCAACTGCTCCTGTGCCTGATACACCTGTAGGAATTATTGTTTCATCTACGTCAGTATCTAAACTTCCTATCGCACCTGTGCCTGAGACCCCTGTTACTGCTGGAACTACCGTAGCGCCGTCTGCGCCTATTTGTCCTGTTCCAAGAACCCCTGTAGGAGCTACATTTTTATCATATACAGGTAAGGCTGTCCCTATTGCTCCTGTACCTACAACTCCCGTTACTATTGGCGCAGGGGTGTCTGTAACTGTTCCTACTGCACTTGTACCGCTAACTCCACTAACTGTGCGAGTAATCGCTATGGTTGTGGTGCCTATGCCACCAGTGCCAGCTACACCCGTTGGAACAAGGAACTCCCCAACAGTTGTGGCTACAGTTCCTATCGCGCCTGTGCCTGATACACCTATGGGGATTACAATGTCATCTACTACGACAACAAAACCACCCATTTGTCCGGTGCCAGACACTCCTGTCAGAGTAATCGAGCCACTATAATTAGTAGCTACCGTCCCTACTGCACCTGTGCCTGCAACTCCTGTAGGAGCTACATTATCTCCCAGTACAATAACTGCGGTGCCTATGGCTCCTGTGCCGGTAACTCCTGTCGGAACTATATTCTTCGACAGACTTATTACTACCGACCCTACGGCTCCGGTGCCAGCTACAGAGACATTACCATTGTCTCCCCAGCCTCCATCACCCCAAGCATTATTACCCCAAGTAGAGCCGAGGCTTACGACAGTTCCTATGCCGTCCCAAGTGCCTGTCCCCCAAGTGCCATCACCCCATCCTCTTGTTGGTATGGTAAGAGACACAAGACAGTCCTACTTAGGCAATGCGAATAATCGCAGTAGATGCAGCGGCGGCAGGAAACTGAATCTGAAAGTCTCCAGAACTTACAGTTTGATCTCCACCAAAACTTAACACCGCAACCGCAGAGTTAGAGTTGTTTGTGTTGTATATAACAGCACCACAGGTAGTAAAAGATGCGCTCGACCAAGTAGTGTCAGCAAAATCACAAATGGCAGTTGTGCCGTCACTTGTAGGAGTCACGTTAGTTAGAGTGTTACCACCCGCACTGTATGCTGACCCACTAGTATTAGTGGTCTCATCACTATTACCTGTAACGGTTGAATAATTAGTGGTGGCGGCACCATAAGTTCCAGAGCCAGCAGATTGTGATTTTAACAACGCAATCTTGAGAGCATCCGCTCCATTCTGTAGATCGTGTAGCCCTTTGAATAGCTCTACCTTAAAGCTAGTGGGCATCGCTGTAGATATAGTAATAGCCATGTTAAGTCTCCAATAGTTTCACAAGTTCCGAATGCCCAGCGGCTCGAAATTGGTTTGCAAGTGTGGTGCGGTCTGAACGTATAGCTTGTCTTATACCCTCAACCAACACCCCTCGAATCTGGTCTTTAAATGCTTCTGCCTGTTCTCTTACAACAGGATGGGAGTTTCCACCCACATATATAATCTTGTTCAGGATTTGTTCTGCCATCTCTTCGGCAGTAAAACCCCGTCCTGACACTGTGTTAACCGTAAAGTTACCTATCTGTAATGCGCCATTAGCACTCAGCATTACACCACCTCACTTCTAGTTTGACCTGAACGATAGGTATCTTCACGTAATTTCCCATCCCCAAGGTTTTTCAACAGTAATATTGCTTGTTTATACAGTTCTGTATAAAGGTTAACCATGTCAGATTCACCTTTTTGAAAACGTATGGCTTCAACTAAAGCTCCATTTAATAGCGCAGAGTCAAAGTTAGTGCCTAACCAAGTAGTTCCAGCGGTGACTATAGACTCTGGGTAATAAGCAAAATGTAGTTCAGCAGAAAAACTAGCGTTAGGTGTTGGGCCTACAATAAAAGTATCCGAATCAAATATAGCGTAGTGCTTGGGTATTCCTGTTGTTGCTGGGTTAGGATAAGCCTCACGTATAAAGTTAGAATCTTTGTCTAACAAGTATATGTAATCACTGCCGCTTATAATTGCTAGAGAATATACATACAGCATATTAGTCGGCATCGTTAAATACTTGTTACCAGACGTAAGCGTGCCGGTCTGGTTTTTACGAAGCGCAGGAAGCTGTACAGTGTTGTATATCTTTTGCTCTGCTTGTTGAGCAAACATAGCGTGCTGATCTGCCGTAAACGTCTGTTCGCAGATGTCTTCTACATTTGCTTTTAGCTCAGTGTAATTCACTACGCCATTGGCCCTCGCGCCATTGTGCCTTTGGTGGCCGCACCAGTGCCACGTATTTTAATGCCACTAGTTTTCATGTTGATCGGCTTATTAACATCCGTGCCAGCGTCATACACTGTTGGCTCGCTTGGATGCTCTATAATCTTTGGAGCTTTTTTAGTTTCACGTTTCATATTGTACCTCTACACTATAGTTATGTTGCCGACCATAGAGCTATGACTTGTGCATTGATACACTAAACTTGTATCACTTGGCTCATGTGGCACGATAAATTGTGTTAAACCCGTTGTAGAATTATAGTTTTCTGTAACCCCCGTTGTAAAAGCAGAGCCACCGTCTGAGGTTCTAATCTGCAACGGGTGGCTTGATACATTAGCAGTATTATCTATAAGGTAAGTATGACCTTTATAGAAAGTGAAGTTAGGGTTGTTACCAGCCGTAGCACCGGGGCCGGTAAAAGTAAATGCAGAAGTCCCCACCACGCCTGCCGTATATTTAGTTACAGGCCCAGTTGTTTCATCATTTAGCCTAATCCACGCCCCACCATGTGCAAAATAAAGTCCTCCCGTTGCATGAACGTGAGCCACAGCACCATGATAAGTAGACGCACTGGGTAAATCACTCAAAGCCGCATAATAAAATACAATTTTATTAGCACCGGAACTCACATCTAATAAACCGCTAGAGTCTATAATGTCCGTAAGAGTCGTACCATTTCCAAGCGCGGCATAAACTTCATTAAAGTTGTCATTGATTTTATCCGCACCCGCACGAAGAGTATCGCCTGTTCCGTCATTGGCAGAAGAACCTATGCCTACTGTTTGTTTTGCCATGCTCTATCCTTCGTCGAATGTCTTTGCGGTTGAGTCAAGCGTAACTGAAGTGCTGTCAAATCTAGCCGCGCTTGTTGCTGAAATACTTACAGACCCTATATTTCCTACAGCGTTTACACTACCGCTTGCTTGCACCACATTACCTGAGACAACTCCTGATAATGTGACTTCACCCACTTTGCCAAACCCAACCACTATGGAAGGGTCTATTGGCTCTATGTGCGCCCTGCTTGCTGCTAACTCCGCAAAATCCGGTCTAGGATTTCTTATAGCCTGCGGATCATCTACCGGAAACTCACCTAATCTATTTTGTGGATGATCCGGGTTCCAACACTCAGGACACGCTTTTAATTCTGTAACCTTGTTCTTTTTTACTAAGTTTCTAAGTTCTCTCAGTTCATACTGAAAGCCGCATATATCACATATAGCTAACGCTCTCTGGCTAGAAGCAAAACGCTGTGTCATGTCTACCTCACGCCATACATGCGCGGCACTAAGCTAATAGATGCCTTTTCTCTATCCTCTTGTGCAGCTAAATCAAACTGTCTTTCATACTCTGTCTGTAGCATGGGTATACGTGGTGCTAATTCTGGATCTTTCTGCGCTATGTAATATGCAAGCCCTGCAACAAGACAAGGCAAAAATCTAAAATTTACATCCGCAGTTTCTACGCCACTACCTGCGTCCTGTATGCGCCGCATTCTGTAGTATTTTAAAACATACGTGCTAGACGCATCTGGAACAGGCCATACAGTAACGGAAGGATTGGCTTGTCCTCTGTCTATGTATATCTGTATAGGGCGTCCTTGTGTTAACTTGTTAGGTATACTTGCGTAAGTAGAAACGCTTATACGAGATATACTAAGATCAGACTGAGTATACACATCACCGCTACCAGTGCGTATAACATGCTCAAGCAAATCAATGGTATCCGCCGGTAGGTCATACGACGAAGTTCCTTGTACCAAACTGATGGTGCCTTCATCTATAGTCCACATGTTGATACCACGGTTCTGCCACTCAATAGTGAGTAGGTTCATTGACCTACGTGCAGTACGCAAGTCATAACCCGAACGCATCTCACGGCCAGCACGTTCCCACGCTTCTTCAGCGATCTCCGTGAAGTCCATATTGAATGTGGCAGTTCCCGAGGTAGCCATTGTTTACTTCTTCTTACGGCGCATTGCAGCTTTCTTTTTAGCCTTACCGCCTTTTTTCATGCCAGTAACTTTTTTCATGCCGGTCATTCCACCGCCACGCATACCACGCATACCTGTCTTACCGCCTTTCTTCATACCTTTCTTCATAAAACCTTTTTTAGCACCGGGCATCGCTAAGTCTCCTATAAAAATTAGTACGCAATTCGTACATGTGTTTTACATCATATTCTTGAAAATACTTATCGTAATATCCAAGAGGTCTTAACTTCTCTGCGGCTTTCTCTAATTTAGACAACCGTTGCACAAACAAGAGTGCATATTCTGTTTCTGATTGAGGTTCAAACTCTCCTTCGTCGAACAACTCATTAGCTTCATCTTCGGGGTGAAATCCCATCACCCACATATCTTTGTCTCTAAATACATTGTTTGCTATAGCTTCATTAACGCTATCTACAAACTCGTGAAACTCGTCTTGATCTTCTATAAAAGCAGTGTCTGCTATTACCACTAAGTCTTTTTTATCACTCCAGTTGTGAAGTGCCATGTATAGTCTTTTAAAATCGTCTTCTTCAAATTTAAATACTATATCTACTTTGTTCTCTTGCCATGCTGCTTTCGCATATGGACATGGCGGTAAATCATTGAACTCTGGGTTACTAACTTCTAAAGTATGCTTTGACCATTCTTTTATTTCATTGACTATGTTGTTGCGTTCTGTCCAAGTAATCATTTCTTCTTTACGCTCTTTCTCGCTTTGCGTAATGACTCCTTTCCTCTTTTGGCTATGGCAGCTTGTTGTGGTTTCCCTGCAACCTTGGCTCTTTGTTCTAATACCGTTAGTATTTGAATTTTCCTAGCGAAAGGTTTGTTTACATTCTTAACTTTTCTTACTGTATCTCTGGCGTCCTGCACAGTGGCGTATTTAATACCTACTGTATCTTTTGGATTCTCATCAGTGTACAGCCTTCTGCCACTGCCTTTTGGTTTCTTACCTGTTCCTTTCTTTGGGTCTTTAGCCATTATCTTTTCTTGGCAACCTTTTTCTTAGCAGGCTTCTTTCGGCGTGCCGCTTCTACCCTTCTGGGTTTACCCGCCGGTTGTCCTATGCGTTTCTTCTGTGCAATTCTTTTTCTTTTTTCTGCTGCGGTCATCTCACCAGAAGTTTTGGGTGTCTTACTGGAAACTCGTTTAGACGGTCTACAATAAGGAGTACCACGCTTTTCACCTTTCTGCCGTCCACACGCTTTACCCGTGCGAACGTCTTTCCAATCCTCTTTGAACCAGCGTTTTAACGCCAGCCCTTTCTTAGTTTTTCTTACTGCCACGAGATTTATTTCCGTAGTTCTTAGCACCCACTTTACGACACTTAGCTATGGCACCAGAGGCGTAAGCGGAGGGAAATACTCTGTATCGCGCTTTTACCTTGTGGTAGCACGCATCCTTAGTAGACCCGCCTTTCTTAAAAGTTATGGGCCTAATTTTACCCATGCCTCTAGACTTCATCATGCTCGTGTCTTCCCACGTTGTGCTATTCCATCACGAGGGCATTTCATCATGCCACCACGTTTAAATCCTTTTACACCGCGTCCTTTTAATATATCCGCTTGAGTTACCTTCCCATCTTTATTTAGGTCAGGAAAAGACTTTTTGTCTTTCATTGGGCCACCCTCTGCAAACCGACCTTCATCGGCTTTCATAAACTCGCGCCCCACGCTTTGTGGAACACCTGTTTCTTTAGCGAACTTTGGGTTGTTAGCCACCGCCGCCATAAACTTATGTTGCTTCTTAGATTTGCTAGGCATTAACTATTCTTAAAGTACATAGTGACTTCAAAACCTAAGCGAATCTTTTCGTATGTTGGTTTAGTCCACATAATAACCTCCTACTATTTTTAACATTTCCATCGTCTTCTGGCTTGACGAAGCCTAGAGTTAGGATTCTTAGCCGCTTTTGGAAACTTTTTCATCTGCCCCGCAGAACGCGCACAAAAAGACTTGCGGCGTTTTGCAGCTTTACTACCTTTCTTGACTTTACCCGTTACTGCTGTTTGCAACTTAGAGCCGGGATTGTCCCTACGATATTTAGCCACACCCTTTTTGGTCATACCTGCGCCAGCCTTAGTTGGACGCTTGTGACCACCTTTAATGGTGTGGCCTTTCATAGTTCCCTTCTTCTTAGCCACAAAACACCGTCACGTTGGAAATATTAGTCAACGTCAAAATCGTAAAGTCACTGCCGCTATTACTGCGCTGCGTAAGAATACCTTCATCTGGTATGGTCACACTATCGGCAAAAGATGCGGAAGAAGCAGGAGTATCCACTTGCATAAGCAAAGTCCCACTAGTGCTGTTCAAGTTAAACTTCAACGATCCCGCAGATCCTGCACCTACATAATAAACGCTCTTAATTCTAGTGCGTCCAAACGCTAGCGAACCTGTAGTGCCTATACTGACATTACCAGCAGATGCACCACTGGCTACTATGCTAGTGACCACTGTATAAAAGTTAGTAGAAGTAGCTGTACTAGCGTTCGCGCCTGTGACTACTTCTGTAGTTGCTTGCCCATGTAAGCTACCAACCTTTATACCCGTGATGGTAAAAGTTATGCCTCTGTCATCTCCGGCAGAGGTAAACAACAACTTATACCCAGTTCCAAAAGGACTCACATCATTAGTAACCAATGTGATAGCCCCTGCACCAGATATAGATGCCGCTGCTTTTAGTAACGTAGCACTAGTAGACGGAGTGATGGCGAAAATATCACCTCTAGACATGATCTACTCCTTAATTTCGCCGCGTAAAACAGCAGCTTTATACTCAGCAGTGCCGGGTACAAGACTGCCTGTCGCAGCTTTTTTAGGGGCCGCTTTCTTTTTAGCGGGTGCCTTTTTCTTAGCCGTAGTCATAACTACCCCCTATTAACGTGTTCTAGCGCCCATTAAGTAATCAATGGTAGTTACACGAGTACCTGAAGCACTGCCAGACAGACTCATTGCAGCAATAGCCAAATTTTCGTCATCAGGGATATTAGTGCTATGAGTAGCTACAAGTTTGTCGTTAACAAAAAACTCGACTGTACCTGTGCCTGAACATGATATGCCCAACTTGACGTAGGTATCGTCAGCCATGTCTATACCAGAATCAGTGGTGGTAGCTGTGCCATCTTTCTCAGTGATGCAATTAATAGAAGCATCTCCGTCATCCACTTGAAAAACGATACGGTCAGTGGCAGTAAGCATGTTTTCTGGGTTGGTAGCAAAGTTAACTGTAAAACCAACACAGATGTCAGACTGGTCTACATCACTGTTTTTGATGCGAGTCTGAAAAAACATGTCTTTGCCTGTAGCAACAGCAAATATCTCATTGCCCTGTACTGAACCACCATCGTTGTCAGTGGTTGCTGTTGATGTAATAGCAAGCTCTCCACCTATGGTGTCAGCTACGATTGCTACAGTAGCACCAGAATCTTTGACAACTACCCAACCAGTATCGAGTTCATAAACGAAATCGTCTTCTATGCAGTAATAATCGGGATTAATTGATATGGGCATTTCGCGCAGGTCTTTAAAACCGGACGCAAAGCCGCTATACAACACGGGCGTATTGTGATGAGTAGCCATATGAGTCTCCTGTCGTGGCTAAAGTCTGCCGCCTCCCCAGTGGAGCGCAGTCAGGATGAGTTTATAGTATAGCAAAGAAAAGGGGGCAACAAGTGCCCCCCTCTCAGTCACACCTCTAGCTTGCGCCGGGCGATCCGAAGATTGCTAGTGGATCGGATACACCAAAGCTGTAACGCTCACGGGCCTTGTACCGGCTATTGCCAGTATCGAAATCGGCATCCATAGAGGTTTGCATTGGAGTTCGCACAAAGTGCTTCAGACCGTTTGGAATGTCAGTCAACAAGAACCAAGCATTAGTATCAGTCAGATAGTGGTTAACTGCGTAACCCTCTGGAATTGATCCCATGCTTCGTAGTGCGTTGATGTCATTATCGGCTGTGTTTACGCGAAGTTCAGTCTCAAGCAAACGAGTTGCCACAAACTGAAGATCGGGTGGGACAATCAACTTGCGAGGCTTAGATGCAATAAGCAAGCCGCGCTCGTCAGTCCAGTTAGCTATCTGAATAACAGACGCTTCCAAAGAAGTTTCGTTCAGATCAGCACCAGTTGCAGGCTCGTTAGAGTTAGTGCCACCAGACACCAGAGGGTGTGCAGTAGAACAAAGCTCTACACCATCGCCGTAAGTTACTGCGGGATCGAACGCACTGTTCAAAATTGCAGCAGCTTTAACTTGCTTGGTGTAAGCCATAGCTCGTGCCAATGCTTTGGTATAACGTGCAGACAA